CATCGGCAAGACTCGAATCCTCTGTAAGGGTGGGAAGCTTGAGCCAGTTACCGCTGGAAGTACTTCGCGTGAGGGTAACCGTCCGACATTCGTCGTGCTCGACGAGACGCACCTGTGGGTTAAGAGCAACCACGGTGATAAACTTGCGGCTGTCATCCGGCGAAACCTCGGTAAGTTCGGTGGCCGTTCGGTCGAAACTACGAACGCTCCTGCGCCAGGCGAAGAGTCAGTTGCGGAACTATCCTTGCAGGCCGCCGAAGAAGGACGGCCTGGTCTTCTGGTTGACTATCGAAAGGCGCCACTTGAGGCGCCCGCTAAGATCGACAAGAGAGATCTAGATTACGAGGAGAAAGTCCTCTGTCGCAGGCAAGCTCTTGCGTACGCCTACGGTGACTCCAGGTGGGTTGACCTTACGCGTATTGAAGAAGAGATGGATGACCCTGCTACGACTGAGGCTGACGCTCGTCGGTTCTACTTCAACCAGATCGTACGTGGCAACACTCAGTGGCTAAACCCTGATGAGTGGAAAGAGATCGAGCTTAACGTTCCCTTCGAGGAGATCTCCAAGAGGGACAGGATCGCTCTCGGCTTCGATGGCTCCATCAATGACGACACTACGGCCCTCATCGGCTGTCGCCTGTCCGATGGACACATCTTCACTATCTACATCTGGGCTAAGCCCGAAGGCGTACGGTACTGGGAAGTGCCATTCACGGATGTTGACGTCAAGGTCCGTGAGGTGCTCAAGGAGTACAACGTCGTCTGGATGTACGCTGACCCTGCTCACTACCAGGACATCCTGGGTAGGTGGGCTCTCGACTACGAGGACACGGTATTCGAATACTGGACCAACAGGAAGAACGTCATGGGTAGAGCCCTGGAGCGTTTCGAGACTGCCGTCCAGCACAAGCTGATTACCCATGACCTCGACCCTGTGCTGACACAGCACGCACTGAATGCCCAGTTCGAAGAGACGCCACAAGGGAAGCTCCTCAAGAAGGAGTTCCGTGGTTCGTCTCGGAAGATTGACGGCATTATGGCTGCCGTACTCGCCCTGGAGGCTCGTGCGGATGCCATTGAAGATGGACGCGATTCGGATGGACCGGATAAGCGCGTCTGGACCTTTTAGACTAGGCCAGGAGCCAAGGAGGAGAAGAACCCTATGGCACTCAGCAACGTGGTTCCGGGCAGCCCTGATTGGTACATGTCCCGGCTCGTTACGCGAATCGTCAACAGTCAAGCGCGTTACGACGAACTGGAAGCATACACCACAGGGCAACATCCGTTCCCCTCGGGTGATCGCAGGTACGTGAAGGCTCTGCGAGAATTCCAGGAGATGTGTCGCACCAACTACTACGGCCTGATCACTCTGTCGCCGGTAGAACGGATGAAGGTCAACGGTCTGCGATTCAATGGCGCAGACGAAGCTGATGAGCAGGCTGCCGAGATGTGGTGGGCGAACAACATGGACTTCCAGGAGGCCATGGTTCACCTGTATGCCGCAACCTTCGGCGATGCCTTCATGCTGGTCTCTGCGCCTGATGACGATTCCAATGGTCAGCCCATCTTTACGATGGAAGACCCCCGGATGTGTGCCATTGAGTACGATCCGGTTCGGCCTACCCGAGCTATCGCGGGCGCCAAGATGTGGCAGGACGTTATGTCTGGTCGCGTTGTGGGTATCCTCTATCTCCCTGAGTCGGTCCACTACTACGTAGGACCGAAGGTTGAAGAGATCGAGAACTGCCTCGACGCTAAGACCCTGACGAAGCGACTGACGAACTTCGGGTCCATCGAAGGGTTCAACCTTGTCGACAGTGCTCCTAACCCTGTTAGCGTTGTACCTCTGGTACGATACGCCTGGAATCCGTCCCTCAACTATACGAGCCTTGCGGAAGGCGAGATCTTCAATCTCAAGGCTGTTCAGGATCGGATCAACGCCACGGTCCTAGACCGTATGATCATCACTCGCGCTCAGGCGTACAAGCAGCGCTGGGCTTCTGGCATCAAGATTCCCGAGGGTAGGAACGGTCAGCGTAAGCCTCCGTTCGACCCGGGTTCCGATGTCCTGTGGGTGACTGAAGGTGATACGGCCAAGTTTGGTGAGTTCAGTGAAGCTGACATTCGTCAGATCCTGGACGCCGTTACGCAGGACGTAGGCGACATGGCGGCCATCTCTAAGACTCCCCCTCACTACCTCCTGGGTAAGATCGTCAATGCCTCTGGAGACGCCCTCAAGGCGTCTGAGGCGGGTCTGGTGTCCAAGACCAAGCTTCGCATGCGGTCTATGGGCTGGAGCCACGAGGCGATCACCCGGATCGGGTTCCGCTATCTCGGAGACATGGATAAGGCGACTGGGTCTGCGAAGACCTTGTGGGCTAACCCCGAGGAGCAGGCTACCTCCAACCTTGCTGACGCTGGTCTCAAGTACACCCAGATGGGTATCCCCCTGGCTCTGGCCATGGAGAAGATGGAGTTCACTCCGGAAGAGATCAAGTTCGCTGTCGCTGAGAAGAAGAAGGAAGATGTCCGTCAGGCCGCCCTGATGGCCGTTCAGGCGGCAGGAGGTGCTAAGCCCGGTGCCGGACCAACTGGCGGCAAACCAGGTGGCAACAGTCCTGGGAAACCAGCTCCGCGCCCTTAAGGACGCTACGTTCCAGTCCCTCACGGTTGAGTGGCTGGACATGGAGTTCCACAACAAGGGCAATCAGGTCGACTGGCTCAATCGAGCCCTTCCGCTCTTGGACGACTCGTATAACACCGCCATCGACATCACGTCGACCATGGCGGATCTCCAGATAGGACTCCTACTCGATACCCCCGAATACGAGGGGATTCCCATCTCTCCGGATGACATCAAGAAGCAACTGCGGTACGGCGTTCCTCCGACTGAGGTGTACGTCCGGCCGTTCGTTGACTTCTGGCTGTCCCTGAAGAATGGTGGCTCCATTGACGATGCCCTCCACTCGGGTTCTGCCAGGCTTGGCGAACTCGTTGACACGGATCTGGAAAGACTTTCTGACTTCACTTCCGTGGAGAAGTACGCCAACGAACACTCCATTGTCGGATATCGAAGGGTACTTGTCGGACCTAAGAACTGCGCGCTCTGCGTTATCGCTTCAACTCAGCGATATCGACGAGGCAATCTCAAGCCTATCCACCCGCATTGCGACTGTAAGGTCTCACCAGTCCTTGACTGGGAATCCGATGGTGCGCAGCAGGTTCTAGACGAACAGCTCTTGGACCAGATACATCGGTCTATCTCCGATCGTCTCGGAGAGGATGTAGCCAACCGTTCCGGCAAGGGCTACAACAAGATCATGGTCGAACACCAGCACGGTGAGATCGGCCCATACCTTTCGTGGCGTGGTCAGCACTTCGCCACGGTGTAGCGATTACTCCCAGGAGGAGAAATGGAAGAGGATCAGACCCAGGAGGTCACGCCGACTGAAGAGACGGTCGAGACCAAGCCTCAGCTCACGTACGAGGAGCTTCAGGCCGAACTCTCGAAGGTCCGGAAGGAGGCAGCGGATCGCCGTGTTACGGCACGCGAGAAGGAGAACGAACTCGCGGAGTTCCGCAAGTGGAAGGAATCCCAGATGACTGAGCTTGAGAAGGCTCAGGCGCGTCTGGCTGAGGTCGACAAGGAGCGCTACTCCGACTACGTCGAGATCGCGCAGTCCAAGTTTGGCCTTGAAGATGAGGATCTGGAATTCCTCAAGGGATCGACGAAGACCGAGATCCTGGCATCCGCTGAGAAGCTGGCTGCGCGTCTGGGACGCAACGCTGGCGAACAGGGTGGTGGACAGGAGCGCGTCAATCCCAATCTGTTCCCGGGGACTAGGGGTACTCCCGTGGGTTCAGGCGCTCGTGATCACAATGACATCCTTCGGTCCCAATTGCAGGGACGCTAGGAACACCTTCCTCCTGAGGAGTTGAAATGGCTAACTACAACAGCGTGCAGACTCGCGATAACAACCTCGTTCCTGAGGACGTCGCGACTGCCATTATCCAGGATGCGCCGTCCACTTCGGCAGCGCTCGCCCTGGGCTCGAAGATCCCGATGAGCACCAAGACCCGGACCGTCCGACTGCTGGACGTTCTGCCGGATGCCTACTGGGTGAACGGCGACACCGGTCTCAAGCAGACCACCAACATGGGTTGGACCCAGAAGACCACGACCGCTGAGGAGCTGGCGACCCTGGTCGTCATCCCGGACGCGTTCGCGGACGACGCTGACATCGACCTGTGGGGCGAGATCAAGCCTCGCCTGGCTGCGGCTATCGGCAAGAAGCTCGATGAGGCTGTCTTCTGGGGCATCGAGAAGCCTGCCTCCTGGACCGACCCCTACCTCTACGAGGGTATCCTCGCTGCGGGTAACGCGGTTACCGCTGCTACCTCGGACGACTTCACCCTGAAGGTCGCCCAGGCTGCGGAGAACCTCGCCACGGATGGCGTTGACATCAACGGCTTCGCGGCCCGTCCGGGTCTCAAGTGGCGCCTGGCTCAGCTCCGTGACACCACGGGTGCTCCGCTCTGGCAGCCGAACCTCCGCGAGGGTCTCGCTGGTGACCTGTACGGTCTCCCGCTGGCCGAGTCGGACAACGGCAACTGGCGTGCCAACTACACCGATCTCATCCTCGGTGACTGGAGCCGACTGATGATCGGTATCCGCCAGGACATCACCTACAGCATCCACACGGACGCTGTGATCACGAACGACGCCGGTGTTGTCGTCTTCAACGCCATGCAGCAGGACTCGAAGATCATGCGTGTGGTCTTCCGGGTTGCCTACATGGTGATCGACCCGAGCACCGCTCTGGCTGACCGCCCGTTCCCGTTCGCGGCTATCCGCCCGACCGGAGCCCCGGCTAGCTAAACCATTGGGACGGGGGCCGAAAGGCCCCCTCCCTTCCTCCCGCCAGGAGTTGTCATGACTTACAAAGCTACAGCTTACGTCCACGACTATGTCGGCTACACGCATAACGCTGGAGCTGAGACGACTCTCCACGATCTCCTCCGAGCCATGGTTCAAGATGGCTGGGAAGTTGAGGTCATTCTCTCTAAGGTCCAGCAGGACGTTCCCGGTCCGTACGAGGTTGATGGCGTTCGAGTCATCCCCTACGAGAACCAGCGACAGATCGTCCAAGGTGCC